GCCCTCTGAGCCTTGACCTTCTGCTGCTTCTTCAGCACTAAAAACTGCATCTTTAGCTCCAGTTACAGCTTGAGGAACCACACTAGATACCTCGTGTGCTAAAAATCCATCAAGTAAAGTGTTGCTTGAATCTGATATAAAATTAAATCTAGCTGGTTTTAATTGTTTCAATCTAGTTGTCGCATCCCAACTATAAGTAACATTTTCTTTTAACCTATAGTCTGAAGATGTGCTATAAGTTGTGGTTGAACCACTAGAGGTAATATTTCCCACAAGTGCAGATACACCGCCACTATCAGCGTCATTACGAAACTGAAAATGAGAAGTAGCGCTTGTGCCATTTTTAGCTGATAAAAAGAAACCTGTAGCGCCTATAAAACTACTGGCATCTGCTGTTGAAACAGATGTAGCTGTTCTACCAACCATAAGATTTCCGCTACTGTCTATTCTAGCTCTTTCCGTTCCACCTGTTGAAAAACCTATGTTGTTGGATGCTGGTTTAAAGAATCCAGTATCGTTATCAAATCCAGGTAGAATACTAGGCGAGGCAGCAGTGCCATCAGCGTCAGTGCTATTACAAAGTAAGCGAGCATCTCTACAAATATGACCATCTACAAAAAAAGATGAACTTACTACGGAATCTGAAGAGGTAGCAACTAAAACTATATTTTCACCAGCATCAACTATAAACATATTAGCATTGCCGTCAGATTCAACTCTGAAATCTATATCGGCACTAGCATCGTTAAAAGTTGTTTCGTCAGCCTGAAGTCTCATACTTTCTATAGCAGAACCATTTTTTATTATATTGAATGTTATTCTTCCATCTTCAGTCCCGTCAGAGGCATCCTGTATTGACGCTTGAAAAGCAACGTATTCAACAGATTCGTCAGCATCATTTCTACCTTTAAAATGTATATCACCGAGTCTGTCATTATCAGCAGGGGAACTTGAAACTCTTGTAAATGTTAAATTAGGACCAGAACCCGCACCCGCTTCTGTGCAAGTTAAGGCTAAAACATCTCCTGTTGCTGTAGTTGAAATTGTCATAGCAGAAGATGTAGTGATTGCACCATCTACTTGTAATGTAGAAGCCATATCCACAGCGCCATCTATGTCTACAACGTCTAAGTTTGTTGTTCCATCAACGTCTATATCCCCAGAAATATCTAGTGCTGTGCCAATTAAAGTCTGTGTAAAGGTAACTTGTCCATTAGCTGCTATTGTCATAGCGTCAACATCTGAGGCAGAACCAATGGTTTTGCCATCACCAATTATCAAATCGTCAGTTAATGTAACTATACCTGTTACAGCAAGAGTTGATGCCATATCCACAGCGCCATCTATGTCTACGACATCTAGGTTTGTAGTTCCATCAACATCAAGATCACCATTGAAATCAGCATTACCAGCTAGCGTGAGTGTTGATGCCATGTCAACCGCACCATCAATATCCACGACATCTAGATTAGATGTTCCATCAATATCAATATCGCCTGATATATCTAAAGCTGTACCTATCAATGTTTGTGTTAATGTTATTTGACCGTTGGCTGCTATGGTCATTGCATCTACATCAGATGCAGAACCTATCGTTTTTCCATCACCAATGATGATGTCATCTGTGCAAGTGAGAATACCTGTAACACCTAAAGTGCCACCAATTGTTGCATCGTCTGTTACGGTCAAATCATCTTGTACTTTAAGATCAACTGTAGACAAACTTGCAAACGCATCTACTACAGCAGCGCCACTACCAGCACCATCTATATAGACTACTTTTACATCGCCCGGAGGTATGGTTACATTTGCTCCAGTACCTTGAGAAATAATTATGTTTTGAGAGCCACTTGTTCCGTTTTCAATAAAATGCAACCTATTAATAGTATTAGGTGCTATCGTGATCGTGCAAGCTGAATCTAATGTGCCAGTGTATTTTATAAAAATAGCGCGACCGGGATCAGTTGCACCATCGGCTATTGTAGTAGTGTGTGTATCAGCATTGGTTGTAATAGCTTCAGTTCCGAAACCAAAAGCTTCAGCCACCAATTCTAAGTTTGTATTTGTAACATTTCCCCAATTTCCTGACTCGTCACCTGTAGCCATTTCATTGAGTCGTAAGTCATTGACGTATGTACTTGCCATAATATTTCCTGTATTAAATTATATCATTATGCTGCAATATCTTCCCAATTAGCTGTTTGGCTAGGAGACACTTCAGTAATAGTTGTTGTTTGATTTGGAGATACTTCAGAATAGCTTGCTGTTTGACCCGGAACAACATCTCCCCATATAAATAAATTTGATGTCGCACCTGTTCCTAAAATACCTGTTAAAGATGTATTTGAATCTGCTGTTACTGTTACCGAGCCTAAAGCAGATGTACCTACTAAACCAGTTATTGATAAAATGTTGTTAGTAACTAAACCTAACGTGCCTAAACCACTAGTTCCTACAATTCCAGTACACGCAGTATTTGCATCGCAAGAAACTGTTTCATCACCTAGTCCTATTGTTGATGCAGTTCCTGATACTCCTGTTATTGCTATACCAGAAGCAGATAAAGAATTTACTGCTGATGTTCCTACTACACCTGTTTCTACTACATTAGCATCGCCAGAAGTTACTAAAGAGTTTAGTGCAGATGTGCCTACTACACCTGTTTCCGTTACGTTGGCATCGCCAGTTACACTAGATTCGTTACCTAATGATGTTGTACCAGATATGCCTGTGAGACTGACTGATATGTTTACAGCAACAGCTTGTCCCCAAGTACCACTTCCCCATGTACTGCGACCCCATCCTGCTGACACTTAAATTCCTATGCTATTCTTATAACAGCGTTTGATGCATCAGCAGTTGGGAATGTAATTGTAAATGAACCAGCAGTTGATGTTTTATCACCACCGAAATCAAATACTGCGACTGCTGGATCACCCGATGCTGAATCATTATAAATCATACAACCCCTTGCAGTTACGGTAGCTGTACCAAAAGTTAAATCTGCAAAATCAGTTAACGCAGTTGTTCCAGATGTCGATGGATCAACACGAGTCAGCGAGTTACCTTTTGCGGTGTAATTTGTACCGCTTGCTTCATTGGTTGTTGTGTACGCTGTTGTGGCGGCAGACATGGTAGCAGAGCTAGTATATAGCGCCAATCTAAATGTATTGCCTCCAGAGTTTTTAAAATTGTGTACTCCTTCTAAAAGCTCTTTTTTAAAGCTGGTACACATAGCTTGAGTTATAGCCATTACAGCCTCCTTATTATATTTGCTAGTTCTTTATGACCTTGTTTTTCTAATTCATTACATACTGTGCAAAGATGATTTTTAATACCTTCTTTTACATAGTAAGCAATTATCATTTTACACTTATCTCTAAATGCATATGCTTGAGCTTTAACCATAGGATCAGCTCCATCGCTTACAGAGATTAATTTTTTTGTAGCCATTTCTGCTATTTCTTCAACACTGTGACCTCTGTTTTGAGTAGTTTGTACTCCTACGTCACCTATTGATATTTGAAATTTATCTGTTTGCATTAGTATTTATCTGGCTCTACTGGTGTTAAATCTTTTCTATTTATTATACCAACTGGTTTTTGTTTTTCTTCTTTTTCTACTTCTGACCAGTTACATACTTTAATTGTTCCATCTTTGTCTTGATAAGTAATCTTAGGATCATCAAGTCTATGATAACCGTATAGTTTTTCTTTTATATCTATATCAGTATCTATCAATGATGATCTAGGAGCAACAGCTATTTTCATTCCTGCATCTATGCATTTAGAAATCCAGAACTCAACACATCCTCTTCCAGCTTCTGCGAAATGCATATTTGTTCTATAAGTAAAATCAACACCAAATATAGAAAGCTTTCCAACTTTTGCCCACAAAGCAAATGCTATAGCATAAGCAACTGTATTGTTAAAATAAGAACATCCTAAAGAGGACACTATTTTATCCAAAGGATATTCTATTGCAGAAGGCACTCTTTCGTCTAATTCGCATGTATATATTGGAAAATTAACTTCAGGTAATTTAGCCCGCATCATTCCTGTCATGCTACCAGCATCTTTTGTATCTAAAAAACGACTCATTGGGTCAAGAATAAAAGCTCTGCTTATATTAGGTAAAACACCTATCATTGCATTTATTGCCCAAACTTCATCAAACCATATGCTGTGAGTCTGAGATAAATGGAAATCTATCTGACTTTGACCCATAGCAACTACTGCAACATCCTTGCCTTCTAGTTCTTCTATGGAGAAACAACTAAGCATTGATTCTTCTTTGACCACTCCTGTACGCATCTTTTCTATTATAGCTATCTGACTCTAGGGTTAATTTACCAAGAGCTTCTTTAAATCTTTTATCGTAATCAGATAATATATCTGCTTCTCCCTTCATAAAAGTATACGCTTCTACTAAGCTAGCATAAAGCAATACTTCAGAGGCATTAGTACCAAGCCAAGAAGTGCCATCAGATGATGCTGTTATTGACTGTGGTATGTAAAAATAATGCAATTCTACTGTAAATGTTGAGCTAGGCGTTGGGGCTACTATAAAAAAATCATCGTCAAATTGACCATAATATTTAGGAACACCAGTTGTAGCCGATGCTGGAAAAGCTTCTCTTATAAAATTAACGTCTTTATTTAAAAGATAATTGTAGTTATTGTCACTATCAATTACCGCTAAAGAATATGGATATAAATAATCGTCTGGTGTAGCTAAATAAGAATTACTTGTTGTCAAAGACGCAGTAACATTTTTTCTAAAATTAGGTAGCTCAACTGATTTAATAATTCTGTTTTCTGCTTGCACTATAATATTTGTAAGATTGCTTACAAATGTTGTTTCTGTGTTTTCAGTATAATCTTGTATAGCTGATTTTAATGTTGTAAATGTCCAACTCATTCTGTGCTCACTGTTAATTTACCGACATCACCTGTCATTTTAAGACCCATAGTGCTTGACCCAAATATACTTGAGCCTCCACCGATAGGATTAAAAGAAAAATATTTTGTTGAATCTTTTTCACCCTTATCAACTCTAGGATCAAAAAGAGATTGAACATCAGATGCATCAACATCACCTATATGTAGCTGAGGATGATCTTCGTCAAAACAATCACTACAAACTCTTAAACCATTACGAATTTTATCTGTAACTTCATATCGCAGATCATTTAGTTTAAAAGTAAAACCACATCTATCACATTCTCCTAATGCTTTAGAAGCTCTTGCATAGGACATATTAATATCGACCTTGTACTAAATCAGGCACAAATCTTACTGGCGCTCTTTCCCTATCAGCTTCACTTACCTCATTCCAAAGTTGATCGTATCTTTGTTTCAATATTGGTGCTCTTGCGATAGCTTCATCGTTTTTTGTGCATATATTATAAGCTAAAGCATATGTTAAACATGGTAAATATCTAGTAGGAATATCAGCATTATTTGAGGCTGGATCACCAGCATCTTCAACCCTATTTACATAATCATAAACTAGAGTGTATGTATTTCTACTATCAGGTGTAGACCATAATACTATATTAGATGTTCCAACATTCTT